TAGACCTGATCGCCGACATGATAGTCATGATAGGCAGCGGCGATCATGGTCGTGCTGCCCAGCGTGATCGCGGTGATCGTGATCTTGTCCTCGATCACCATGCCGCCCAGCGCCGCCGGCCGCATATAGCCCTGGCCAAGCTCGAGCGCATAAGTCTGCTCGAGACTGAACTGAAACGGCATCAGCCGCACGGACTGGTCGCCGCGCGCCGAAAGACTGTTGCTGGAGACGGTTTGCGCCGGGGTGACGCTATAGGTGCCACTACCGCCCGCCGTGCCGCTCAACTGCGCAATGATCGTCGTGCCGGCGGTAACGCCAGGGCCTGACACAAGCTGCCCCGCGACCAGCGCGCCGCTGGCGACGGCGCTGACCGTCATCACCCCGGCCGCGATGCTCGCCGTCACCTGTGCCACGCTGTTCCCGGCATAGGCCTCGGCGACGAAGCGCGTGCCCGGCCGCTTGGTCACCCCGCCATATTTGAGCAATGTGACATTGCGCGCGCGGCGCAAGGCGGTCTGATAGGCCGCGACATCGACGCGCCCGATCAGCTCCTCGGCGATTTCGCCCTTGGAGAAATTGGCTGAGCCAGTACGGAACGCCATCAGCACACCTGCCCGGCAAGGCCGCCGCTGCGCGCCGCCATCACTTCATCGCTGAACGGCAGGTCACGCCGCGGCTCGCGATTCTCGTCATCAGCCATGGCCCGCATCGCGGCGAGCTCGGCCTGCTGGAGCAATTGCCCCTTCATCTCGCGGCTGTCGCGGATCGGCACCGCCAGCCGTGCCGCGAGCGCATAAGCAAGCGCGTCGGCGAACAGCGCCGGCATCACCGCCTCGGGCACATCAGACGAGGAATATTCCAGGAGAACGCCCGGGATCTGGGTATAGAGCAGCCCAGCCTCGACGATGAACGCCTGCTGCCATTCGACTGGCCAACACGCCACCACGCCTTCCAGGGGCGGCACCAGCCGCTTCGGCGTCGAGCAATCGGCGGGCAGCGCATAGGCGTGAAGCCACTCGCTCGCCCTGGGATTGACGCTCAGCTCGGCGAGCGACGCGATCCTGGTCGCAAAGCTCCAGTCATGCCGTTCAAGCAGCAGCTTGAGGCATTGCGGATAATAGCGCGCGCAATTCTGCGCCTCGATCGAGTCTTCGGCGATGTCCGCGATCGCGGATGCCCGAAGCTCGCCGAGCGCGAGATTGCAGATGGTGATGCTGGCTGCCACGGGAGGTTCCTATGCGTAGGTCAGGTTCAGGCACTCGATGTCGCCCGCCGCGATCGCGGTCGTGTCGGCATCGGCGGCGGCACCGGTGATCGCAAAGGCGATGCCGGCCGCGAAATATTGGCCGGTCGTCCCCAGATCGATCGCGAAGGGCGCACTCGCGGCCAGAACGAAGGTCAGCACCGGCGTATCGGTGCCGACGGTCGGCGCGCTCGCCTTGTTGTAGAGCTTGAGATAGCGCTTCGAGGCGACTGTGTTGTTGCCGGAGATCTTGAACAGATCCCCTGCTGTCGCTTTCACGCTGGTCGCGTTGGTGGTCGCAGCCGAGGACAGCAACCGCACGGCCGCGTTCGGCTTTTTCTGCCGGTCCCAGCTCGTGCCGTTGAACAGATAAGGCGCCATCGTGAACAGATTGTTCGTCGCCGCGCCCTGGCTGGATGTCTGGCCGAAGCCGAGACTGGTATTGGCGAAGCCATCGGCACCAGTCGCACTGTTGACCGTCGCCAGAGCACGCAGATTGCGGCTGATATCGACAGCGAGCGTGCCGAACTGGCCGGTGGTCAGCGGCGTGATCGCGCCGCTGGTGTAAAGCCCCGTCCCGAGCGACGGCAAGGCGTTGGTCTCGGACGTGGGAATACCGGGAATATAAGCCATGGTTGCGCCCTCCCCGGCGCCGGAATGTCAAAATGCGAATGTCGAAAAAATGGCCGGGGCACGGTGGCCCCGGCTCCAGGTCAGCGCTGCGCCTTGGCCGCGGCCGCTTCCGCCTTTGCCCGCGCCAGGCGTATTTCGGCCTCGCTCGCCGGCTGCCACTCGCGGCCCTTGGGCTCGGCGGTGAAGAACGCCTCGCCAGGCTCGTACAGCGTGCCGCCGGTATAAACCTCGTGCGGCGCGGTGAAGGCCAGAGTCGGGCTCGTCACGACTTGCGCGTCCTTGACGGGCGCGCTGGGCGCGCTGGCTGCGATGGGGGGTGCCGGATCAGCCATTGGTCTGGTTCCCCGCGGTCACGCCGGCGGTGATCTTGCCGAGCGTCGGGGCAGTGCCGGCGACGGTGTATTTCAGCCGCATATAGCGCTCATTGGTGCCGATCGGCACGCTCTCGGGCAACAGGTTTCGGGCACCGGTCGCGAGATCCGCCAGCACATAGGTCGGCGAGGTGAACACCGTTGCCGGCGTCGAAAAGCCGCTATTGTCGTCAGTCTCGATCGAGATGGTGAGCGAGGTGAGATTGTTGAAACTCTCCACCACCGTGCATTTGAGCGGCACATCCGCCCCGCGGCCGATGTCCCGCACGATCGCCGTCGCCGCGCCGTAAACGGTTCCCGGCGCGCCGAGATCGATGATATTGGTGGAAGCCACCGTCGCGGTGATGGACTGGGCGCTCGAGAAGAGCGTGGTTGCGTCAATGATCATGTCATGAATCCTTTCTGGAATATGGGAGGGCCGGCCCTTCGCTCCGTCGCTCCGGCAGATCCGGAGCGACGGCGAAAGGCGCGCGTCATCAGCTCACCAATGCCTCGGCGTTGATCAGCGCATCGGTCTCGCGAATGGGCAGGCCGCGATAGGACATGACTTCCTTGCCCTCGAGCTCCATCGGCCGGATCATCAGCGCGCCGTTGCCGCTGTTGGTGCCGAGCGAGTCGAGCGCCTCGATCATGTCGCGGTTCATGTAGATGACGGTGCGACCCTGCGCCGCGACATCGCCGTTCATCTTGGCCGTACGCCGGTTCTGCAGCTTGTAGCTTGCCTTGCGCATGAACTTGTAGAGATCGACCGTCCCGGCGGCGACGTCCGACACATCGATATTCGCGATCCGCGCATTGAAGCGCCAGTCGCGCACCGCCACGCCGATATGCTGCCGGAACAGCTCCTCCTTGACGTAATAGACATTGCCATTGCCGTCGACGGTGCGCTGCTCGCCCTTGTCCTCGCGGGTCACGCCGGCCTGGGTGCCCTTGGGGTGGATCAGCGTGGTATAGGCGTCGCCGTGCGTGACGAACCAGATCGACGTGTTGTCCGAACCGACCCCGCCCGCACTAATGATCTGGTTGCCGGAACCGCCGCCGCCGAGCTTGTTGTAGCGCGCCGAAAGGCCCCTGAACTTCTCGGGCGTGGTGGTGATGTCATGATAGAAAAAGCCGCGCTGCACCTCCTGCGCCATCGCCTCGAGATAGGCGCGCCCTTCGGAGAGCCGCACCGCCGCCGGATTGGGCGAGATATCGAGCAGCCGCGTATCGACCGTCGAGAGACCCTCGACAAAGCCGGTTGTGTCGTCGACCTGCTGGGTCGAGCTCTTCGACTGCGGAATGCCCTGATAGAGCATGCCCCAGGTCACGGTCGGCAGCCCGGTGCGGATGGTGTGGCGGTGGTAAGTGCCCATATTGGCCTCAGCCGTCACCGCATCCTCCATCAGCGGATTGAGCTGACGCAGCACCTCGATCACCTCGCCGATCTGCGCGTTGGTGCCGCCGGTGCCCTTGTAAAGGTCGATGAGGCTGAGAAAACTATTGCCGATGGTAGCCATGATGTAATGTCCTTTCCCCGCGGCATTTCCGTCCACGGAAATGCCGGTAAAATGAGAGATTCCAGAGAGATGCCGATCCTAAGCGGTCAGGCTTTGGGTGAATCGTCAGGGTAAAGCGTCTCCGCCGTATCCCGCCGTGAGTGGAAGGTGCCGGAGCCGCGAACGAAGTCGCCGTCCTCGCCGATCGCCCGGCCCACCTTGGCCCAGGCGCGGATCATCTCCGGATGGTTGCCCAGCCCGCTCTCGTCGAGCAGCACCCGGAACGGCGACCCTTTGGGGAAGCCGAGATTGTCGAGCGCGAACGCACCCTTGGCGAGAGTCTGTTTCCAGTTGGCGCCGCCGATCTCACGGTCGGCCATGGCTGTATCGAGCCACGCCTTGCGATCGGCATGCACCTGGCTGAGGATTTGCGCATTGAGCTTGTCCGAAAGCCCCGCCGCGAACTTCGCGGCGACCGGCATCAGCTTGTTGGCCTGCTCGTTCGAAAGGCCAAGCTCCTTGAACACCGGCGTCGCCACGGCCAGCGCCTGCGGGTCGATGGAAAAGCCGCCGGGCGCTTCGAGTTCATAGGCCTCGGGAACCGCGTGATCCCCCTCGCCCTGAAATTCTTCGCCGTCCTGCTCGACCAGGTCGCCCTGGCTCTCGCCGCTGTCGAACGATGCGGCATTGACCTCGGCCGCACCCTCGGGCGCGTCCGGCTCAATACTCGTCTCGAAGCTCTGCATGGATGTCGTCTCGTCGATCAATTTCTGTCTCCTTGTGCGTTGACTGCACCTGTTCGCGCAGAGTTTGAATCAACGTCTGGGCGGGAATCCCCGAGGCCGAAGGGAGGGGCTGCACCTCGTCCATGCTGCGCAGCATTTCGAGCGCGAGACTCCGCCGCCCCTCGAGGAAAAGGCCGCGTCCGTCGGCCAAAGTGGCAGTGGTTTCGAACACCCCGCCGGCCTGGATCATGGCGAAGAGGAAGCGCCGGAACGCCGCGGATTCGAGCAGTGTGAGCTTGTCAGCGCGGTCGATCATCTTTCCCTCTCCCAGCGGGAGAGGGAGGGAGGAGCGAAGCGACGGAAGGGTGAGGGTGACGAGGGGTTGGTCAGC